AATTATTTTTTTTAGAATTACTTATTTTATTTTTAAAATTAATATCTGTTTTTTGAAATTCAGATATACATTTATTACAACAAAATTGTCTAAAACCAGCACCAATATTTTTTAATTTAACAATATTATTACATTTTGTATTTTTACATACAGGAATTTCTTTAATATTATTTAATAACATATATAAATTTATTTGATAATTATCTTTTATATTATTATAAATTTCAGGAAAATGTTTTTTTATTGTTTGAGAATTAGATCGTGTATTTTTATACATTCCATCAGGATAAACATATTCTTTTAATTTTTTTAATTCTAATTTATTTAATTTTTTCATTTTGACGATTTAAGTATTACATTTTATATATTATATTAAAAATTCATCAAAGGGTTTCGAAATATTAAAAAATGAAAATAAAAATAAAAAAAGAGGGTATTTAATACCCTCTTTTTAAATTAATTAATTATTTAATTCTTAAATTAATGCTCCAGTAGAAGTCTTAATTTGAATAGTTAAATATTGAGTTTCAGGATGCCATCCAGCATCTACAAGAGCATACCTCGACTTAATTATTACTTTTGGTGCTCCGGTACCCTCTGTAATTAATTTGACGGACTCGGCCATAAGGTAGGGACAGAATACAACACCTGGTTCATCGCTCGCACCTTTTCTTCCAACTAATACTCTAGTATCTTCATAAATCATATTAGGATCAACATAAAGTGTCATTCCTGATATAGTTCCTAAAGGATATAAAGAACCATTAGTTTGGTTAAAAGTATTAGCAATAGGTGAAAATGCATATTGCGCATTAGATTGAAGTGCTGTAGCCATTTTAATGTTTGTAACAATAAAATTAGCAGGGCCTCTTCTACCTCTTTGAGCAACTACACTACCAGCTCCCATTATACGTGCCATAATTCTCTTGATTGCAGTATCTTCATTCTCAAATGAAGTTGTTGCAGCAACAGGAACAGCTGTATATCCTGGAATAGTCATAGTACCAGAAGTATCGGTACCTTCACCTGGATAAGCATAAGCATTAGAAGTACCTGCAACAGAAGAATCTGTTCTAAGGTTAAAGTTAATACCTTCAACTTCATTTGCTTTAATATGATTTTTCCATCCTAGACCAAATGCTCTAGAAAGAATATGTTTATTGATAGATTGAGAAATCTCATTAATACCAGCGTTTTCAATCATTGCAATAACATCGATTCCCCATTGTTTATTAAGATCTTGTATTTGTTCTTGTGTAACAGATACAGATACTTGATAAGTTCCAACTTGGATAAATTTAGTGAAAACTTGTAAACCAAGAGCTCTTGGATAAACCATTTCACCAACTCCTCTTTCCATTGGTTCGTAAAGTTTAGTACCATCTACGAAAGTACCATCCCAGTCAGCATTATCTTGAGCACCAGCTCCAGTAAATCCTTGTACTTGATCTTCAAGAGTTGATATTAATGAAGGATAAGCACTGATTGTTCCACCATATGCAGAAGCATCAGTAACTACAATAACTGTAGTTCCATCAAAAACTTCTCCTAAATTAGTAGCTGTACTAAATGCGCCTGTTTTAAACATTCCAAATGCATCAATACGAGATTTACCAATATAAGTTGCATCAACTTCGCTACCAGCAGCATTTTGGAAAGTTACACCATCACCATTAGTAAGAGATGCTCTAAGTGTAGATGCATCAGACATATTAATTTTAAAAGAGTGAGGAGCTTCATAAGCTTTCCATGCAGGATCATTAGAACCAGCAGTAGCAGGATTACCTGTTGAAGGGTCACGAGCAGGTTGTGCACCGTAAGGTTGTTTACCACCAGCATAAACATAATCAAGATAAGAAATAACTCCTGTAGGACCTGGCATAGGAACTACATTTACGATATCAAATCCAACAGTTCTTGCCGCCACTTGAAGTGACATAGGAAGTAATGCAGGCCATTTATCACCAGAACCTTTAGCATCAGCTCCACCGAATTGAGAACCAGTTGTTGCAGCTGTAGTAGCTGGTTGTGCGTTACCTACACCTGGTACGTTATATAACGTAGCGTAAGGAGTACTAACACCACCCATTGCAGCTTCATTAAGTGCATGATAGTGAGCGTATTTAGAAATCCATGATAATTTACTTTTATCTTTAATATTAGTAACTTGTTCTACCATTGGAGACCATTTTGCTTCAATTTGTTGTTCATTCAATTGTTTCATGATATATTTTTATTTATTTTATTTATTATTTTGTTAACTTAGCATTAAAGTAACTTAATGCAGAATAATTTTAGTTATTATATTTTTTCATTGATTCACCAATAGAAGAAACATAAGAATCTATTTGTTGCGTTGCTTCTTCAGGAGTTTTGGCAGTAACAACTTCATTTAAAAATGAAGGTTTGTTATCTAGTCCAGAAGTTTCCCAGAAATTGTTAATTTGATATTGAGTGTCTAAATCATAAAATTCTGCTCTTGCATTGATAGCTCCTTTTTGTGATTCATTTGCATTTTCATACAAAGTTACATACTTTTTAGGGGCTGTTTTTAACCATAAAGGATTTTCATCAACTTCTTCGTTTAATTTCATTGCACTTTCGAATAATGATTTAAGAACACCTGCATCAGTTGTTGGATTTTTAGATAATTCGTTTTCAACTTTTTGTTTTTGAGTTGGAGTTAAATTTCCAAATTGTCTTCTTTCAGATTCAGTAACGATATTTAAGAAAGGATGATTCTGAATAAGTTTATTATCTATTTCTTTTTCTTTTTCGAGACCATCGATAATTTTACTTAATTTTTCATCTAAATTAGAGCGTCTTTTAGTAACTCCCTTAGATTTATCAAAATCTTCTTTTAATTTTCCTACTGGTTTAGTGTTTAGTTTTAGGTTTTGATCACTCTTATTTTTAGCAGTAGGTCCGTCAGCTGTTAATTTAACAACTGGTCTTACTCCAGCTTTATGTGTATCAAGAGTCATAATTCCCTTAATTTTAGAATTCTTTCCAATTTTTAGAGATGGTCTGTTTCCATCAAGAGTTTTTAATTCTTTAGGTTTATTATTACCCGGAGCTTTTCCTTTTCTAAGTTTTGAAATAATTGTTTTTGTTTTTGAATCAAATTCAACACCACTATCTTTTCTTGTATCAGTAGCTACTTTAGAATTACCAGTAGTTTTAACATTGGTTATAATTCCTAAACCAGGTACGCCTTTAATTCCAAGAAGATCTGATTCATTAAGAGGCTTCTTAGTAATTCCATGTGTGTCTAACATTTTAATAAGATTTTCTTTTAATTTAGGATTTGCTTTAGATTCAGAAACTAATTCAATATATTCAATAAGTTTCTTAGCATCTCCCTTTGTCATTGCTCTTCCAAACATGTCCTCAGCCCAATTAGCTGTAACATTTGATTGTTGAGCAATAGTTGATGTCCAATCATGCATTTCATTAATGGCTTTAGCTTTTTCTGCGCCCCATTCATGAAGAGCGTTAACTCCTTTAGAAATTTGACCGTTCCATTCATTAATTCCATTTAACATTGTTGCATTGAAATCTACTGTTTCAGCAATCGCATTAGTAACATTAGCATTATTTCCAACCCAGTCTTGAGTGTGATTAATAACTTTTGCATTATAATCAACAGTTTCAGTAATTTTTTTTGTTAAATTATAATGCTGGTTACTTTTATCAGCTAAGGATTGAGAATGAGAAGCTAATTTATTAACACCTTTAGCAATATCACTAGTCCAATTTAGATGTTTTTCATTAAGTTTTCGAAGTTCTTCAACATAACCTTCAACAACTTTATTAGTTTTACCTTCAAGAATAACATTCTCAATCGAATCTAATCTAGCACTTTGTTTGCTAAGTTCATTTTTAATAAAAACTGTCCATTGTTGAACTGTTTCTTCATTCATGTTTTTTTCCATTGTTTTCTCGCTTTTATTTTTAACAAGTATTGCTTCTTCTCTAAGATCTAAAGATGGATATTTATCTGTTAAATCATAAATAGAAACGTTTTCATTTAAAATACCTAATTCGGGAGTCAAATCATTATGGTCCTGTTTAAATTTAGTATAAGATTCGTTAAGTTGACTCATTTGATTTTCAATTCTAGCTTTTACACTTTCATTAACTGCTTGTAACTGGGCTTGTTCAAAGCCAGGTTTTGCAACTAAATCATAAGTATAAATTTGTTGAATAGAAACTGTTTTGTCTTCATTAACTGTACCTGCTGCACGTGAAGAAATAGAAAGAGGAATTCCAGCATCAAGAAGAGATTTTGCAATCTGTCCTTTAGGAGTTCCTTCTAAAATTTCAATACGTCCTTTAATCTGTCTTGAATTTTGATCATACCATAATTCAGAAACACGGTGAGATACATCTCTAAGAGCTACTTCAAATCTTTCTGGGTGATCAAGTTCACCTAAAAGATTACCACTTGTAATATCTTTTTTAAGATATTCTAAATGGGGAAGATATTCTCTTTCTTCATAAATACGTCCATTTCGATTTTCGACACCAAATTCAGCAAATACACCTTCTAAGATAGTTTTTCCTTTTTCACTTATCTTTTTCAGGTTTTTACTTGATCTTTCAAGTATTAATACATTTTTCATGCCTTTTAAATATTATTTATTTTATATATAAGTATTTATAATAGATAGTTAGTTATGTTAATGGCAAAAACTTGTGTGCTTTTTAGATATATAAATAAAAATAATCTTCATCAATTATGATGTTATTATTTTTAACACATATTATTTGATAACTATGAAAAAAATACACATAAAAAAACTAAATTATACAGAATATAATTATATTAAAGAATCAAAAATGGATATAACTATTTTTGATTATTGTAAACATGGAGATTTATTTACTACCACTAAAGTTTTTATTTATGAAGATAAAAGAAATTTATGTTTAAAATGTGCAGAAGAAGCACAAAAACAAACCAATAATATAGAAAATACATTTGATAATAACAGAGCAATTAATATTTTAAAAAATCCAAGAAATAAAATATCTAAGGAAAAATTATTTTTATGGTACCCATTTTTATATAAAAAAATTAATGGTATACAAGCAAATAGTTGGAATCAAAAAGTTTATATGTATATAAATAATATATTTATAATTCCAAAATGTGTCTGCGGAAATAATATTGCATTTGATACGAAAAAAAATATTTTTAAAAAACAATGTGAAAAATGTAATAGAAGCAAAGCAGTAAAAAAAGCATTAGATATAAGCAGTCGAAAATTATGGAATGATATATTAATAGAAAATTTTAACATAAAAAATCCAGATTTTTCTATTACAACAAAATATTTAATAATTAATACAAGTAAAGGAATAATAAAAATTAAAAAATATTTAGTACATCATTTAAAAAAATATGGGGTTTTATCTCCAGATTTTATTAGTAATATGGATGAAGAATTATATTTAAATAATTTTAATAATAATTGGGAATTATATAAACTTTTAACTGAAGAACAAACAAAATTAAGATATCCATTTATTTGGAAATTATTAGATAATAATAGAAAAAAATATAATATTATAAAATTTAATGAAATTAAATATTTTATTAGACATGGATTTCAACGACCTAAATGTTTGCTATGCAATAATTTTACGACATTTAGTAAAAGTAATCAACGATATAATACTAATTGTGAAAAACATAAATTTAATGTATTTACATCTAAATATGAAACTGAAATTAAAAACTTTATATCTACATATATAAAAAATGAATTGATTTTAAATACTAGACAATTTGGAAAAGAATTAGATATTTATATACCAGATTTAAATTTAGCTATAGAATTTAACGGGTTGTATTGGCATTCATTAAAAAATAATAGTTATCATTATGAAAAAATGATAATGTGTGAAAACAATAATATTCAATTAATATCTATATGGGAAGATGATTGGGTTAATAAAAAAGATATTATAAAATCTATTTTATTAAATAAATTAAAATTATCTAATAAAATTTATGCTAGAAAATGTATTATTAAAGATGTTATTTTTAAAGATGCTAAACAATTTTTAAATGAAAATCATTTACAAAATAATTGTGTGTCATCAATAAATTTAGGACTTTATTACGAAAATAAATTAGTTTCTTTAATGACATTTGGATCAAGAAAAATAAGTGGAAAATCTCAATATGAATTATTAAGATTTTGTAATAAAATAAATTATTCAGTTGTTGGAGGAGCTTCTAAATTATTTAAATATTTTCTTAAAGAATACAATCCAAATCAAATTATTTCATATGCTAATTGCGATATAAGTAATGGTAGTTTATACGAAATATTAGGATTTAAAAAAATTGGACATACCGGCATAAATTATTGGTGGGTTAAAAATAATATAAAATATCACAGAAGTAATTTTATGAAGCATAAATTAGTTAAAGAGGGGTTTGATAAAAATAAAACAGAATCTGAAATAATGTGTGAGAACAAATATTATAAACTTTATGGTGCTGGTAATTTAAAATATGAATATAAAAAAAGGCCAATATAAATATTGGCCTTTTAAATTAAAATAGTAATAAAAAATTAAACGCTTTTAATCAAGATTTCGTCAATCATACCATATGCCAGAGCTTCTTCAGAAGTCATCCAGTAATCGCGATCTGAATCTTTCCAAATCTTTTTGTAAGTTTGGCCAGATTGATCTGAAATAATAGTATAAAGTTCTTTTTTTAATTTCTGAATTTCACGAGCAGTAATTTCGATATCAGAAGCTTGTCCTTGAGCTCCTCCCATTGGTTGGTGAATTAAAACACGAGAATGTTTTAATGCAGTACGTTTACCTTTTTCACCAGCACATAAAAGAACAGCTCCCATTGAAGCGGCCATACCAGTACAAATTGTTGCAACATTGGCAGAAATATATTGCATTGTATCGTAAATACCAAGACCAGCATAAACAGAACCTCCTGGAGTATTCAAATAAATTTGAATATCTTTTGATGGATCTGTAGATTCTAAGAAAAGTAATTGTGCCTGGATGATGTTTGCTACATAATCATTAATAGGAACACCTAAAAAGATAATTCGGTCCATCATCAATCGCGAAAATACATCCATTGATGCGACATTCATCTGGCGTTCTTCAATAATTGTAGGAGAAATGTAATTACCATGAACAGAAGAAAATTGATCAAGTGTTAAACTTGAAATACCTCTTTCTTTCATTGCAAATTTTCTAAATTCATTTGTTTCCATAAAATAATTTTTTGTTGTTGTATAATTATTATTAATTAATTGTGAATACAAATATAATAAAAAATTCTTTAATAAAAAAATAAAAATTAATTTATTAAATTTAATTCAAATTCAAGTTCTTTAATTTGTTTTTCTAAATCAGTTATAATTATATTTTTATCTCTGACATCTGATTGAGCATTTTCAAATTCACTATTAATTAAATCTATTTGATTTTCAGCTTCTTTTCTCATATCTTCATTACATTTACGAACATCTTCAAAATTATATTCAAATGAATCATATAAATAATTAACATAATTATTAATAAAAAGCTGTTTTTGTTGACCTTCAAGTAATGGACAACATTCATCAATTAAATCAATTAAATGTGTTTCTATATCTAATTTAAATTGTTTTATGCTTCTATCAATATTTGGACATGTATATCCATAATCAAATCCCATTTTAATTAAATTAAAGTCTATATAATTTAAATACTTCATTAGTACAAGGAATACATAATTTAATATGAGATTCATTATGAATTTTGTCTCCGTGTTTTTCAATCCATTCTATTGAATTATAATCCCAATGACAATATATTGCCCAATCATTTCCATAACCCTTTTTAGTTATCCATCGCAACTTTCCACCATCTCTTGTCATAAAGATCCCCTCGGGTGAATTAGGTAACACTCCTTCAGCAAAAATTTGACCATGTTCTATTTGATCAAATTTATTTTTTGTTAATTCTTCTATTTTATTCATGTTTTATAATTGAATTAGTAATATCATTTGAAAATTTATTTAACCATTTCTCTCTATCATATATTTTTTTTATATCATTTGGTTTTAATTTATCTTTAACTTCTTTAAATTTAATTAAATAAAAACAAACATCATGTCGATTCTGGTGATATGCTAATCTAAGAGGTCGATTATTAAAAGATGAAATATCTAAATTAGAATTATTTTTTATCATAATTTTAACTAATTCTAATAAACCTAATTTACATGCCGTATCAAAAAGTTTATTATCTGACCACATACAATATTTAACATCAGATGTAAAAAGAAAAATTAATAATTCTTTATTTTTATCATATCTTTTCATTAAATTAGTTATTGTAGAAATTAATGAAAATTGAGAAGTATTACGTAATTCCTCAGCCATAGTATAAATAGACTTAGGTTTTAGTATATCACTTAATTTCATTTTTTTAATTTTTGATTCTTTCTAAAAATTAATTCTCTTTCCATATAATCTCTAATAAATTGCGCACCCATTTTTAATTTAATAACAGCCTTTAAATGATCATCTTCCATTTCAGAAATTGTAAGATATTTTAAAGGATCTTTACCAGATTTTCCAAAAGAACCCCAATATAAAGATTCTCTTATTTGAATAAAAGGCGCATTACTAGTAACAGATAATTCTATATATGGTTGTGCAGAATGAACATTTCTTCTTATATAATCAAAACCGCCATCTACCATATACTCTAATCCATTTTTATCTATATGTGTAACATAATCATGGCGAAAACGAGATGTTAAAATCGTTCCATCAGGAGTTTTAATTCTATTTAAAATTATTGCTGGACATATATCTAAATCTTGTTTTTGTTTTATTTCCCAATCAATTATCATTTCTTGAGAAGTTAATTTTTGTTCCATTTTTTTTGTATGTAAAAATTTAAATAAAAATCTAATGTAATTAATAATTCTTGTCGACGTTCCCAATCTTTAATTAATTTTTGTTTTTTCTTCAAAAAAGAATATTTTAATATCAATTTATTTGATATGTTAATTATCTCATTATTAGTCATGAATAAATTTTATTAATATTATATTCCTGAGAAATTTCCCATTGCATAATAAATAATTGTTTTTTTCTTGCATCAACTAACATTTTACTAATACCATAATAATTATTATAATAATTATTTTTAAATTTTTGTTTCATTTGGCTTTCCAATTATTTTTTCTTCATCACTAAAACTTGATTTACAAACTTTCATATCTTCTAAAGATAAATATGCACTCATAATCTCTGGTTCATATAATGATACATTAAATCTTGATGGATCTTGACAAAGATAAGGATAAAAATTAGCACCAAAAGCAATATCAGCAGGACTTCCAGCAACTTTAGTTTTAAAATATTCCCAATCAACAAATGATTCAGTTGCTCTTCCTTGTGCAGTAAGAGGTAAAAGAACAAAATATTTTATTTTTCCTTTATATTCTTCATAAACTTCTAAGAAATTATCAATAGTTGTTTTATCTCCAATTATAATATGAAGATTTGTAAAAACATTATTATCAATATAAGCATCAGTTGATCGTCTCCATTGTCTATCTAAGTGAGGATGTGTTGATACTGCAACGCCTCCACAATAATCAACAGTTGCCTTCATAATTTCATTTCTTATTTTAGCATCTGAATCAACCCACATACCATTAGTTGTATAATTTGGAACAATTCCCATATCATATGAAACTTTCATTAATTCAGCAAAATCAGGATGAGAAGTTGGTTCACCACCACCAAATGCAATTTGGAATGGCGTTTGATTTTCATTCATTGGTTCAAAAAATTCTTTAAATTTTTCAATAATATTTTCAGGATGAGGAACACTTTCAATACTGCTTTGATAACAATATGGGCAATTACCTTTACAAAAAGATGTTACTTTTACATCATAAAATTCAGGATAAAGTAATTCAGTTATAGGTTTTTTTGGATTTAATGCTATTCGAATAGTTTTACCGTTAAGGTGAATTCCTTTGTAATTATGTTCAGGAAAAATTCTAGTTTTAATCATATTAATTGAATTATAAAATTAAGTTTTGTTATAAAATAAAATGCGGCCCATAATATAAATGGTAATATAGTTGTATGTTTGTTAATTGCATAATATGTATTAGTTATTATAGAATTTGTTAAACACCAAATTTCTCTAAATAATATAGTTGTATAAAGTAAAGATAAACCAAATAAAATTGTTTGTATAAAAATTAAAATAAGTTGTAAAATGATTTGTGCATCATTCATATTATAATATTTTTGAAAATTCATTAAAACCTAATTGTGTATCTATATGATACACATTAATAGTTTCTCCATCAGCCCATATATGATTATCATCTTTAGGATGTGGAGCTCCACAATGTCCAGCAACTCGTATTTCATCACCAAATATATATTGGCCATTTTTTTTCTCATGTAATTTTGATGCTACTTCAATTGATAATCCTTTACCAATATCAGCACGAGCTATCCAATAATTCCAAGCTCTTGTAAAAACAAAATTGCCTTTTTTACCAATAATTGAATATGGAACTTCAGTTGATTCATTTTTGTTTGGATCAATTGTTATAATTTTAACATCAGCTTCTTTAAGTTCTAATATAATATCATCATCACAACTTTGAACTCCAGCTAAATTTTTCATATTATTTTACTAATTATTTTTAATAATAATTACAAATATAACAAAAATCTCTGACTTAAAAAAATTAGAGATTTAAAAAGTTAAAAATAATTATTAACCATCACCATATTCATAATATTCTGCTGAATTAAAAAATTTATCTAATAAAACAATAAACTTATCAAATTTAGGTTCCTTTGATACTATCTTAAGAAATATTTGTACATTATAACTAAATGTTTTAGGCACAGGTTTGTTACCATTATTAATTTCATCAACATATTTTTCAATTAATATTCGTTCATCTTTATTTGATAAATTTTCACCAATATTAAGTTTATTATAAAGTCCTGAATCTTCATATTCAGCACTATATTGTATAAAATCTGAAGCAGATTCTTTATCATATTCAGTATAAATATCAAACACTTCTTCGAGAGTATTTTTTTCAGATCCAAAGAGAGTTAGTAATTCAGTTAAAAGTTCTTTAGTTGGTTCAATTGAATTACTACAATTTATAAAAATTTCAGTAGAAGAATTAGTTATTAAATCTATAACTGAATGTATGTTTAGTTTAACCATCGCGTGTTCCATCATGATCTGTTGAATATAAAAAGTTTGAAATTAATTTAGCTAATTTATTGTATTTTTCTTCCTTTGCAGTTATATACAAAGTTGTGTCAGGAGTGAAATAATTCCATTCATTTTCGGAATCTTCAACACTGTTAAACCAATCAGGTTTAGGAATTTTACATTCTTTTACATCTTTAACTAATTGTTCAATATCAGTTTCAGGAGTAAGTCCTTCTGGTAATTCATCTGCATCCTTTTTATCTAGCCACTCAGTATAATGATAATCATCATCACAAAGAAGTACTAAATCAAAAACATCTTCACATTTTTTATCAATCCCAAATGAATTAAATAATTCATTTATCATCTCAATAAGAGCACCTTCTGATGAACCACTCCAAGTAAAAATAGTAGTAGATGAATTTGTAATTAAATCCGTTATAGAATGTAACGGAATAGCAATTGTTTTTTTCATATTTATTATTTTTTATTATGTTATATGTTTTTATTTTTTATCCTAAATGATATCTAGTACAATTAAATATATTTTCAATTGATTCTATTAATTCCCATGGAACTGAATTATCATTTTCATTTTCAATCATAACAGAGCCAACATTTTCTTTTGTTTCATACCCCACAATGAACTATAACTATACATAGTTTCTTCTTCCTTATCTTCGATAATATCATTTTCATATAAATCATTGCAATAAATATAAATATTACCGAACACTTCATGAAATTCTTTAATTGGCCCCTTTACTGGGTTAGGACCTAATAAAGTTCTATCATTAGTAACCCAATGAGAACCATATTCTCCATTACTAGCCTTTTTATTCCATTCATCTAACAATTCATGAAGTATTTCAGTTACTGTTTCAACTGTTTTATCTCCATCAATAACAAATAATTCTGATGAACTATTTGTTATTACATCTAAAATAGAATGCGAATTTACATTAAAAAGAAGTTTTTTCATTTTCTGTTTCCTATAAAAATAATTAAAATAGATAAAATTACAAAAAAAGCTATTATAGCAATACCTCCCCATAAAGGACATAAAACCCACCACCATGACCATGTAATAACTTCAGTTAATTTTAATATTATAAATACTATTGTTAATAGGCCAAAAAAACCTACTCCACTTGAACTTGAGCTTGAACTTGCCATAATTTATTTTTATTTTTATTTTGTTAAATATGGAACATTTATTTTACGATCTTTAATTAATTGTAAAGGGATTTTATTAATGCTTTTCCATAAATTATCTACTCTATCAACAAACAAAACTCCATGTAAATGGTCATATTCATGTTGTATAATTTGTGCTTTATAACCTTCAAATGTTTCTTTATGATATTCCATTTTCTCATCGTAATATTCCAAAACAATTTCAGAATTTCTTTCAACTAATGATACAATTTGTGGAACTGATAAACAACCTTCATATTGTTTTATTTTTGTCCCTTTTAATTCTTTTATTAATGGATTAATAAAAGTTTTTTTAAAATGAAAATTTTGTTTTTCTATATTTGCATCTATAACAAAAATTTGTAATGGTATTCCAATTTGTATAGCAGATAATCCTATACCATTAGCTTTATGCATAATTTCATACATATCTTTTACAATTTCCAATAATTTAGGAAATTTTTCTGGAACAGATTCTGATATTTTTTCTAACATCGGATCTCCGTATAATAATATTGGATGTATCATTAAAAATTGGGATTAGTTATAACCATGTCATAATCAGTAAAATAATCGAACTTTTTAAAATCAGTACGTTGCCTTTTTATTGCTCGTTCTAAATCCCAATTTCGTTCTGTTTGCATTCTATCTAATCTTATTTGATATGAAATATTTAAATACATAATAAAACAATTTTTTCTATCTTCAGGTTTTATATTTTTAATTCCATCTGTTTCCATTACAAAACCGTCTGATGTATTCCATTCTTCTAATCCAGTACCATAAAAATAACCATTATATTCTACCCATTCATAGAAAAAATCATTTTTTATTTTTTCTTTAAAATCTTTTTTAGTTAAAAATACATAATCAACACCATCTGTTTCGTTTGGTCTTTTTGACCTTGATGTATATGAAATATCAAACTTAAAATTTTTATTTTCAAAACGTTTTTTTAATAAAGTTTTACCTGACGCAGTAGGTCCACTTATTATAATTCTTTTATGCATTTATATTTTATTTTTATTTTTAATTATATAAATTTATAATTAAATAGTTTTAAGTTTCTTTTTTATTTTTTGATATTTTTACATCTTTAAAAAATTTCATAGTTATATATGTTCCTACTCCAGCTCCTGCCATAGAACTAATTAATAACCAATTATTTTCTACAAATCCTATTGTAATTTTAGCAAATAAAACCCATGCTATCATATTCATTATAGTAGCTAATTCTGTTTTATTTCGTGAAATAGCCTTTATAACATAAATATAAACAATATGCTAAAGAACTGTTCCAAAAAATGCGTATAAATGATCTTCCATTATTTTATTTTTTCTAATATAATTCTTTTATTTCGTTCTTTCATACAATAATCATAACATTGACGAAAATTCATTGCATTTATACTTAATGAAATAGTTGGTTTATTAATGTTAGTTGATGTTCTTCTTTGTGGATAGTTTAAATTAATAAAATTTTTTATTATTTGTTGATTAGATATTTGAGAACAACAATAATAAAAAGCAACTAAAGTATCATTTAAATAAGAAAGTTCAAATTGTAAAACTATTGGAAAAGAAATATTTATACCCCTAAAATAATCTATTACAATGGAAAAATTTTGTAAATTCTCCCATCTCATAAATGGTTTTTCTTCTTTTACTGGAGTTCCATAATACCTATTCCATAATGAATATTTAGCAAAAGCATCAGCTTCAACAAAAAAATCAACATCCTTTAATAATTCTGATCTTGATGTATCTAACATTTAATTTATAATTTAATAATCAATTAATTCTGTTCCAAATGTATCTCCAATAAATGTTATAAATTCATTAGACATAGTTCCTCTTTCCCATGATATAACTATTGATTGAGGTTCTTTTTCCTTTTCAGGGGCCTCTATTTTATATCCACGGTCCTTTAAATATGTAATTGCATCTTCACTATTATCAATAACATAATCTAAATAATATGTAGCATCTTCTAAATTTACACTACAACAATCAATTCCATATGATGATGGAAAATCAATTAATGCTTGATTAACAACATTACGAACTAATTCTAATGTTTTTTCTTCATCAACTACAAAAAGTTCTGTACTTGAATTAGTTATAATATCTATAAAAGAATGTATTGATATTATAAATTTATTTTTTTTCATTTTCAATTATTTCATTAGATATTTTGATGTCGTTCCAGTTGATTATTTTTCTATGAATTAATGATACAATAAATCCAAGTTTAATTTCATCATAAGTATCATCCCATCTATAATGAGTATTATATTCATTTCCTTGATATTGACTAAATGTTCTTCCTTTTTTTAATTCATGCTCAATATATTCCCAGCCTTCCATTATTTTTTTAATTTTTTCCGTTTATTTTTTTCTTCATATTCTTTACTTCCGACTAATGGTGATAATGCACCTGAAATTTGTTTAATTGAATCAGGATGTTTTAAATACCAATAAGCTAATCGAGTTGAACAGCCCAAAGTATTTCCTGAATGCCCTTTATCAAGATTTGGAACTTTTTCCCATTTATTATTATTTATAGAAAAATCTTCAATTTTTTCTAATGTTTTTAATGTATCTGCAATTATAACTGCTTCAGAACAACAAAATAATTCATAACTTTCATATTCAACTCTAAATTTTTCATTATTCTTTCTAAATGTATCGATTCTTTCTTGAAAACACTTAGGAAGATTATTGTATTGTTCATCTAATTTATGTTTATTTTTATTAAATGAATCATCTCTGTCTTTTTTTATTTTTAATACTGCCTTTTGATGATTTTTATTAATTTTTAAATCACTATCATAAAAAACCTTTATATTATTAATTGTTATTCCTCTTATAGTACTTCCATTAATAGTATAAATAATAATATCATCACCTTTTTTAGGAATTATATTATGTTTATTGTTTTTATTTAGTAAATAAAAACAATTAGAATTAGATGTACTAATATCATATCCGCAATCAACTTTATATACTTCTTCTATAGTTGTTTTTTCTTCCATATTTAATTATGTTGTTTTTTCATAACATTTTGTAACAATAATAAATCCAACTGTACCTATAGTTGTTGGTACAGGGGCTAATATAATTGGATTTTGAAGTTCGTTACTATATTTAAGTTTTTCAGTTAATTTAGTTTTTGTAAATGAATTATTCATTACAATTTCATTACCAATAATAACAGTGTTGTTTAAAAGAAAATTACTTTTTGGCGCACAAATATAAAAATTTGGAATAGCATGATATTGATTTAACATGCTTCCATTATGCATACATAACGGTGATTCAATATCAACACCAGTTATATCAGAATTAGAGCCCTCTATTTTACAAAAATCTTTTATTTCTAAAATATTTTTTTGTGGCATATTGCCATTAAATATATTAGAATGGCCTAAAAATAAATTATATTTTTTTAATATATTTAATACTTGATAATATAATATAAATTTATTAGATGGAAACGATTTATTATATCTGTTAATACTTTTTCGTATTTGTTCAGAGTTTAATATTAAATTTTTATTATTAGAACCATTATTAGAAATAATCTCAGTTTGTTTTTTTGCTTCAACAGCAGATTTAATATTTTTAAATCCAATAGAATCTAAAAATAATCCATTTTCATAAATATTTGACGATAAACGAACACAATCTGGATTGATTGGTTGTTTTTTAGATAATTGTTTTAATTCGTTTACTGCTATATTAAATTCAAAATGAACTTCATCAATTATTTTTGTATTCATATTTTTTGGTTTGTGATTTTTAAATATTGTGATTTCCAATTTTTAATTTTTTTATTCCATTCACCATAATCATTTAAATATGTTTCGGTATATTCTAATAATCCAAAGAAACCTATATCATCTCCACCATCATTATGTTGCATAAGCATTATAAAAGTTAATATAACATATATAGCTAATAATACACCAAAACCTATGCCAAAACCAATTGTTAATCCTATTAAAGATATTATAGTTATACATAAAACATTAAACATTATATACAACGGTATAACAATCCATATTCTTAATGAATATTCGACACTACCCAAAAAATATATAACATTAGCTACAATATATACTAATACAGTAATTAACCATATCCATGATATAAAATCAAAATATTTTTCAACTCCTCCACCATCAATAGCTGCTTGATTCCACCAACCCCATGCATATCCACTAAAATGTTGAAAAAAATAAGAAATTTTATCAATTATCATCTTTTCTACCTTTTAATGATTCAATTTTTCCTTTAATTTCACTAACCATTTTAAGGTTATTTTTATTTTTTTTGATTCTTTGATTCATTTTACGAATCTTGTTATTTAATTTAAACCTGCCCATAATTTTTTAATTTTATTTTATATTTATATAATTCAAATTGTTTTGTTAGATCTTTTTTTAATTTAATTATTAAAAATAATTGTTTATAAGATCTAAGATTTTTATATTTCTCTATCATAATTTTTACAAATATAATAAAAAAAACCCAAAACTAAAAATTTTGAGTTTAAAAAAAATGTTAAAAAGTGGACAAAAAAGGAATCGAACCTTCAACCTTCTGAATATCAGTCAGATGCTCTAACCAATTGAGCTACTTGTCCATGTAATATTTTTAGAGGAAGATGTAGGATTCGAACCAACGGGCCGTGTTAACGACCACGGCTTTCCAAGCCGTTCCAATAGACCACTCTGGCAATCTTCCTGATGAACCTGAGGTGGGGGTCGAACCCACATTTTCATCCATTATGCGTCTCTGGTTCCGAAGACCAGGCCAATACTCAGGCATTTTTTATTTTTGAATATGATTAACAAGAAGATTTATAGAATTATCTTTATCATTTGTTATTTGATCCCATTCATATTCTCCATAATCTACATTATTTATTAAATTATTATAATTTCTTGTTATAATACTAATACATTCACTTGTATTAATATGTTCTATATTATTTGAATTTAATAATGTTTCAATAACATCTGGAATAAAAAACATACATGCTATTTCTATATGATCATTTATAACAGTTATTCCTAATGATAGAATATGCTCTATTTCGTTTATATTAATATCTCCCTCTGTTCTAGGATGACATTCCCAATAATCTTCTCCTGTTGTTTCGATGGCATTATATAATTCTTTCTGAAAGTTTATATTATTCCAGTTATCAATTTCAGTAGAAGATAATTCTTTAGGTTTTAACATATCATTTAAATTTTCAAATATTTTTTTAGCTTTCATTATATACATTTTTATTTATATATTTATGTACATCGTACTGCTTGACTATTTTTCCATTTAATATATTTGTTAATTAAAAAGTGTGATAATAATAATTTTTTTGTATTATAATATTTACCTAAATTTTTATTATTTTCTAAATTATGTATTTCTCTGTGGCATGTATATTTGCATACCATAATACCTTCGTTCATTTGTTCTCTTGTAAAATTCCTTCTAAACCATTTATTTGTATGTAAACATCTTGGAATTAAATGATGAAAGGTACAAATATTTTTAGTACCACATAACTCACATATTATTTTACTTTTTACCATAATTTTTAAATAGGCATTTTTAGTTTAATACCATTTTTTTCTAATTCAGCTAATGTAATTTCTTTTCTTAAATAAGATCTTACTAATTTTTGATCAGCTAATAGTTTTTTCATGTTTTGTTTTACTTTTTGTTTATTTATAGAGGAAGAAAAGGGATTCGAACCCTCGCAAGTGTTACCTTGTACAGTTTAGCAAACTGCTGCGTTACCGCTGCGCCACTCTTCCGTAGTCGGTACAGATGGAGTCGAACCATCCTGTAACCAAATAACCTTTCAACCGGATATCAGCCGGAGGGTATATGTACCGAATTGTAGTAATAGTGGGATTCGAACCCACGACCTCGAAGATATAAGCTTCGCGCTCCAACCAATTGAGCTATATTACTATTTTGAGGTCAATTCCAGAATCGAACTGGATGCTTATCTGTACCAGAGATATGTTTTACCTATTAAACTAAAAGACCATAGAGGTAAGAGGAGGACCCGACCCCCGAGCGGCATAACCCGCTGTCTGGTATTCAACGCCAGTCGCTACTCCATGTAGCTGCTACACTTACCATTTTATTATTTTTCTACCTAATCTCCAACCATTTGGAACTAGATCTCCCTTATTTATTTTTTTACTTTCTTTTCCATTTGTTATCCAACAAGTTCCATATTGAGAATTTTTGTTTCCCTTTTGACTTATTGAATTTGCAAACCCAATTTTTTTCTTTGTTTCTTCAGAATGTGTCATTCCTAACCAATTTGGTGTATTAGGAATTCTTCCATTTTTATAAGTTTTTAATTGACCATTTGATAAATTTTTATAATTTGTTTTTTTCCAATTTAAATCATTTTCCCTAAGCCATTTCATTTTAATATTTCCCTTTAATCCCTTTGCTCTTTGAATATTACTATTTTTATTTAAATAATCCCAATTTCCATTACCACCATATGTTAAATTCATACAATAAAAATCATTTAATAAATCTTCAGTTATTATTTCAAATTCTCTATCTTTTAATTTTTCCCTAGATTCTAAATATTCTATTATTTTTCTATTATGGTTTTTTTTCCCATATTTATTAATAGAATATTTTAATCGTTTACCACTTCCTAAATAACCATCATTTAAATTATTTGTTGAGTGCATTCCAATATAATACTTATTTGTTATTAAACAAGTCGTTTTATAAATAAAATGATATTGTTTTTGCTTTCTTGGCATAAAATATATTTTATTTTATATATCTTATACCAAAAGTACACGGGTGAAAAACGAGGTTCGAACTCGCAACCTCCAGAACCACACTCTGGCGCTCCACCAATTGAGCTATAATCACCATTTATTTTCAATATATCAATGAACTATTTAATTAAAACAAAAAAGGGAAAATCTTTCGACTTTCCCTTTTTAAAATTTCTTATTTAAAATTTATACATTAGAAAGTCACCCACATTTATGTGATATAATCGAGCTACTAATATGTATAATTGTACGTTTCATTTTATTATTTATTAAAGATTTATTTTTAATTTTTTCTTTTTCTTAAATTATATAGCAAATATATATAAAAGTTTTGATATAAAAAATTATTTTAACTTATTTTTAACATTTTTTAATCATACATCATATATTATTTTTTTATATTAGCTTTTTATTAAATTAAATTTATTTAAAAATGAATGAAAAATTTGATGTATTTAATGATTGGTTTATAGGTATTGCAGGGAAAAACCCTAGTTATTATAAATTATTCAAAAAATTTTATGAAATTAAATCAGTTGAATTTAAAAGAATTGATTCACCAAATGCATATGCAAGGAAATTACACATAGCATATGACTTTTTAATTAGAAATAAACAATATTTATATGTTCTTCCCAAATTACCAGTTCAATATAAAAAATTTGATGAATTATATAATGATATTTCTAGGATTAAGCATATGAAACTTATGCTAAAATCTATAAATAGCGAACGACATAATAGTTTTTTCCCAAAAAGTTTATTTAAGGATTTTGATATTAAAACTAAAATATGTTTATTAGATGTTTACATTGAAAGAAAAAATAGAATGAAAAGAAATTTTAATATAAAAAGAATTTCTCACATTAAAGATTTTTTTAAACAACTTAATATTAAATATACTGATAATAGTAGTAAAGATTATAAGTTATTTAAGAAAAAAATAAAAACATTTGTTGATTGTAAAATAGTGTATAAAAAAAATAAATTAATTATAATTAAAATACATGATTATCACTTTTTTAAACAATTGCCGAAAATTAGATGGTGTTTAAAAAATGAACGTTATTGGGAAGATTATGTTGGTCATAATAAAAATTCTCAATATATAGTATTTAATTTTGATATAATTCAAAATCATGCCGAACATCGTATATCATTTACAACTTGGAATAATGATGTAACTTATTGTTTTAATAATAATAATATACCTCTTAGTGATACGATTGGTCAAAAATATTATGATAAAATATAAAAATTATAAAAATTAATTATATGAAAGCTAAATATATTAAAGAATTTAATGGTCTTTTTGGTTTTACAATTAAAAAACACCCCGGATATTATAAATTATTTTATAAATTTTTTATAGATAAAGAAAATTTTAAGGGACGACAATTAGCAATTAACTATACTAGAAAATTATACAATGTATATCAAGTGTTAATTTATAATAAACATTATATATCTATTCTTCCTAAATTACCTATTCAATATAAAGTTTTTGACGAATTATATAAAGATTCAAAGTTAATTGGAATAATGGATGATATGGTATGGAATATAAAAGATGGATATAAATTTTTTCCAAAAGAATTATTTAAACAACTTAATATTGAAAGTAAGAAAAAACTTTTATCTATTTATGCTGATAAAAAAAATAAACCTATTCGTAAATCCGAAACAATTATTCAGGTTAAAAAATATTGTAAAATTCTTGGAACTGAATATGTTGATAATACTAATGAACAATTTAAATTGTTTAAAACAAAAATTAAAAGTTTTCATAATTGTGAAATATTATACAATAAAAAGAAGCTAATTATAATGAAAGTTAAAAAATGTTCATTTTTTAGACAATTATCAAAAGTAGCTTGGTGTTTAAAATATAAGAATTATTGGGATGATTACATTTATAATGATAATTATTCTCAATATGTTGTTTGGGATTATAATATTTTGCCTGGACATCCAAATCATAGAATATCATTTACTACTAATTCTAAAAATACTGTATTATATTGTTTTAGTGATGTAAACTGTCCTATTAATAAAAAAATTGCACAAAATTATTTAATTAAAATTGGGATCGTAAAAAAATAAATTAAAATTAAAATTCCAATTTGAATTACTCCATTTTTTTGATTTAATGTAATCTGGATGCATTAAATTAGTTAAATGGAATTTTTTTTCTTTAGTATTAATATTATAATAAAAAGTTTTAATTTAAAATGAATTAATAATAATTCTTTATTAATTTGGCAATTTCGTTTTGTTTATTAACTAAAGCCATTCTTAATGCATCGTTATTATCTCCTACACTAGCACCTGCATCTAATAACATTTTGACTTTATCAATATTACCAGATTTAATAGCCCATTTTAAGGGTCCTCCAGCAAAACCTTCTATATTTACATGATCAATAAAAATTCTTACTATTTCGGGGGAACCGTAGTGAGTTGCAATTCCAAAATTGAATTGTTTAGTTGCATCATCCACTAAATCTGATTTAACTAATTCATATACAATATCAATATAATCGTTTCTAATTGCAGTAGTTAATGCAGCCTTTAAATTATTAATATCTAAATTTCTTTCACTTAATAATCTTTCTAGTTTTAAACGCTCATCACGTTCACTTGTTGAATAATATTTTGCTATTTCATTTAAGCTTTCTGGTATAAATTTCATTATTTATTAATTATTTTAAAAATCTGGAGTTGGCTCAACTTCTTCAGTTTCTTTTTCATGAGATAACCATTCTTTATTATGTTGTTTCATTATTTCTATAATTTTCCAATTATTGGAATCCATTTGAAGATATTTAATTGGATCAAAACCAACTGTTTCCATATTTTTCTTATTTTTCTCAATTAAGTTAAATATAGAATATACTTCATTTTTATTAGATACTATAGTTGCTAAATAAGCAATTCTTCCATTTAATGTTTTAAATCCCTTAAATGTTTCTAATGATCCATTAGATCGTTCTATTTCATGTTTAACTTCTGACCAATCTTTTGCTTCTTTGGCCTTTTCCATTAAATATTTAAGTTTATAAAATTCGCTTGTATAATTATTTAACATATGGGCATACATTAAATATTTTTTTTATCTTTCTTTAGCTGCAAAATCAGCATATTTAATACTAGTTTTACTAGAATCTTCGTTTAATTTTTCTGGAACTAATTTAATATGTTTCATTATTAATATTTTATTTTATATATTAATAAATTTTTTGGATATATTTAATTAATTGATTTATATTATCATCTACTTTTTTACTAAACAATCCTAGATTTGATTCTAAAAATTTAATTCTACTTTTTTGATAAATTTTATTAGGTATGTGAATATACTCTCTTCTTATTTTTGCTTCAGTTGCTAATTGATAATTATAATCTTTATAAAAACCTGCATTATCGGCATCCCAAAAAAGTGTTAATAAACGATGATTGGTTGGTCGTTTTCTGTATTTAGTAGTTTCAATCATTAAAACTACCCCAGTTCTAACATTATTATTTTCATAATCATAAGAAGCCATAAATCGTTTGACAGATTCATCTTCATTGTTTTTAAAATCTCTTGTATTATAATAAACATCATGAAAAAAAGCAGCTAATACTAATGTTTCATAATCTATGGGATTTAAGTCAAAATGTTTTGATTCTATATAAGTTAAAATATTATTTAAATGTGTGACATTATGATATACTCGGTGAGGTTCGTTCCATCCAGCATTAATAAATGGAATAATTTCTTTTTTTAGATATTTTTCTAAAATATAATTATATTTAATAAAGGGATCCATATTTTATTATTTAACCTAATTTAAAATACTTTTAGTTGCGACGACCGGAGTCGAACCGGCGATACCTTGCGGAACTCGGATATGAGCCGAGCACAATTGGCCTCTCTGTCACGTCGCAATATATTATTGTTTTTCTTTTCGTTTATTTATTATTTTTTTTATAAAAAATATAAGCCAACCTAAATATGTAATAGAAGCAAATATTTTTACAAAACAACAATATTTTCCACAAAAATAAAGTGAATCAGCCCCAAATATACATGATATTAATCCAACCCAAGCAAATATTAAATAATTAATAAATGTTATTAATATTAATAACAAACTAAATTTAATAAATAAATTTTTCATAATAATAAAATTTTGAGCGAGTGATGGGATTCGAACCCACGACCTCTACGTTGGCAACGTAATGCTCTACCGCTGAGCTACATTCGCATTGATTTTTAGTACCCCAATTGGGACTCGAACCCAAAACCTACAGATTAGAAATCTGTTGCTACTATCCAATTGAGCTACCGGGGCATTATTTATTAATCTCTTTCTATGTCTCTTAATTTCTGAATATATCTTGCTTTTTTTACTTCATCTCTACGTAATGTAGATTTTTTAGTAAATTGAGACCGCTCTCTTACTTCTCTAACAACTTTTGTTGCAATAAACTTTCTTTTAATTTGCTTTAGAGCTTTTTCAATTTCTCCATTTCTTACTTTTACTTTTAACATGGTTTTTTTATATAAAGTTTAACATCTTTTTGTATGACGTTTTTATCATCAAGTTCTTGTATATGGACATAAAGATCATTATCTTTAATCTCATAAAAAACATAAGAATTTCCAAATTCAATTAATTTTTTATCATCCACAATAACTTCGCCTTGTAATCTGTTTTTATCTACTGCTGTTGTCATATATCGATTTCTCCTTTCATGAATTTTTTTAAATCATGTTTAGTTTTTGTCCTGTGATCATATACTTCATTTCTAGTATAATTATATGTTCTAGTTACTGTTTGATGTTTAATAAGGTCTATACGTTGTTCAGCCTTTAATTTTTTAAGTTGTTCATTTTGTTTTTTCTCAAGCTTTTTTTTTAACCGATCTAATGCAATTGATAAATTTCTAGCTCTACTACGAGTATCTTGACATCTTTCCTTAGTATTAGTAGGTACATGGACTATAACAACACATGTTTCAACTTTGTTTTTATGTTGGCCACCTGGTCCAGAACCACGTGTATAACTAATATTTAAATCATCTACATTCATTACTTATATTATTATTTTATTTTATTTATTAAAATAATTCAATGTTATTAAAATTTAATAATAAACTAGGGCTAATATAATAAAAATTTCTCTTATAATCAGCATAATTTACTAGATTACATTGCCAGTATATTTTTTCATTTCTATTTTCTACTTCTAACCAATAATAATAAAAAGTTTCATTTGATAAAGTATCAGGTAATTGTTGATTAAAACGAGATTTTAATTTAACTTTTATTTGTTCTTTTTTTAATTCTATATAGTCACCCTTTCCACCATGAACAATTCGTTCATATCCTGTAGCAAATAAAGTTCTATCTAAGAAATATAAATTATGATTCATATTGCAAATAGTATTTAATAAGTAATTTCTTTTTAATTGGTTTTTTACTCATAAAATATTCATTTCCCTCAATAAAATCTTCAATATATGTAGTTTTAAATCCCATTTTTTCGAGTGCTGTTACATAAATTCGTTCTCTTTGTGCCTGAGCATTTTTATTAGCACTTATTGCAACAAAATCATAATCCTTTAAAAAATCATCGAATATTCTAAATATTTTTTTATATAATGTATGAACATTATTAACTTTAATCAGATTATAGTGAACATCAAATTTATCATCTAATTTTTTGCCATGTTTTCGTTTAGATGTTTTAGTTGTTATACCAAAAGCGGGAAAAACAATTATACCAAAATTTGTAGTTTCTAAATCAACTGAAACAAAATATTCAGATTTTTCAAAAATAAATCTAGCCAATTCTCTTGTTTGCTTCATCTATAAAATAAGTTTTTTTTCATGTCCTACTATTATAGTAGGATCAACTAATGTTTTATATCCTAATTTTTTTGCTCTTAAACAAAATGAAACATCATCCATACTAAAATCAACCATATTATCTATTTCTTGTTTCATTGGATAAAACCATGGATATTCCATGGATTCAAATACTCCTTTTTTTACTAAAGTAAAACCTAATCCAGTATAATCTACTTTTATTAATTCTTTTTTATCTTTAATATCTTTAAGTTTTAAAAATTTAAATGTTTTATTCTTTTTAAAATATTCTATATCCCAATTTTTTACTGTTGCTAATTGTATGCCATTTGACATAAGATACATACCTGACAGTATATCAATAGAGTCATCTTCTAGTGCTTTAACTAATAATGTATGAAATTGTTCAAAATTAAATATTTGATCACTATCAATCCACATCATATAATCATAATCAATATTGTTAAATGGTTTTTGATTTTTTCCTCCTACAACAGATCCACCTAAGCACATATTTCTTACATAGTAAATATTGTTTGATTCTTTTCTAGAAATATAATATTGAATATTATATAGTATACAATTATGTAAAAAATCAGACCAACAATCTAAAAAATTTCCAGAAAAATTATTTCCTGGCAAACAAAATACTATTTTTAATTGTTGTTGTTTGTTATTCTCCATTCACTTATTGTTTTTCTATACTATTTAATTCATACTCAATTTCTTTTGCTCCTTCGTTATTTGCGTTATTTGGATAAGGATATAAATTGAAATTATTTGGTGGTCCCTCAGGGATTCGAACCCTGGACCCACGCCTTAAAAGGGCGTTGCTCTGCCTGCTGAGCTAAGAAACCAGATGGAGATAGTTAAATCTCCATTTAAAGAATATTTTTTAAACTAATTTTACATTCACAGCATTAAGATCTTTACGACCTTCCTTTAAATCATAACTTACTTCATCATCTTCTTTAATTTGATCAATTAATCCTGTTACATGAACAAAATATTCACTAGCAGAATCATTATCTTTAATAAATCCAAAACCTTTAGTTTCATTAAAAAATTTTACTTTTCCTCTTTGCATTTTACTTTAATTTACTTTAATTTATATTAACCAATATGATTAATAATTGTCTCGGAAGATGGAATCGAACCACCATTCAATTTGAAATTTTATTGCCATTTCATAATTTATTTAGAATAAAATTTTTTTATATATTTAGCTAATAAATATATATATATAAATTTCTAATATTCTCCCAATATCATTTATATAAGTTAAACAGACAAATGTCAACGTTATATATTATTCCGAGATATAACTTAGTAGCGGGGGAAGGTAACGATCCCTCCTAATTTAGGTTATGAGCCTAAAGGTTCACCTGAACTCCCCGCAATATTTTTAAAAAGATGTGTTACTGTATTCCTTGCGGATGATTTGCAACTTACTTATTTAGAACATCTCTTTTTGGTAGCGGGGACAGGATTTGAACCTATGACCTTTGGGTTATGAGCCCAACGAGCTACCACTGCTCCACCCCGCAATATTGGTACGGAAAGATAGGACTTTAACCTACCGACTCCCTCACTGCAAACTAGGTTTTAACATGTATATTAACTAGTCTTTGATATTGGTGCTCTACCCTGAGCTATTTCCGTATATTTTTTAATCATTTATAATATTTATATTATGTATTATACTAAAAGTTTTAATAAAGTGGAAACGAAGGGAATCGAACCCTCCACATGTTGGTTGCAAACCAATATCGCCTGCCATTGGTACATGCGTTCCCAATTATTTCATATGATCATCCCATTCTTCGAGTGATTTTTTATTTAAAAAACTTTTAATTAATTCTAAATTTTCTAAATTAAATCGATCATCAATTTTATGTACTTTTAAATGCCAATTTACAAAATCAATAATTTCATGTGTATTAAACATTCTACATAAAACTTTATTATCTTCTTTAGATAAATGATTTAATGGTTTTAATCTTTTTTCTTCTTCCATTTGTTACTTAATAGAATTTATATTAAAAAACTGAGAAAATTCATTAGAGCATTTTTTCTACGGCGTGTTACTTACACTAATCCCCTATATATTTTGGAAGGGGATTCTAGGAATTTAACCTAAACTTTCCGGCTTGGATTGCTACGAAGTAACTCTTTATGTTACTACAGTTTTGCGCCTCAAGAAGGATTCGAACCTTCGACCAATAGATTAACAGTCTACTGCTCTGGCCAACTGAGCTACTGAGGCGAATTTTATTTTTTATTAATAATTAAAGCTGTAAAATAACCAACTAATATTAATAATATTTTACTTTCATCTGTTAAATAATAAAATAATGGAAATACATTTTTTAAGAATAATATTATACCAGACCAACATAATGCAGTGACTAATATAATTAAACATTCTTTTAAAAATGTTTTTGTAAAAACCCATTTAGATAAAAAAGATTTAATTTTCATTTAGCTAATATAATATATTTTAATTAAAATAAAAAATATTTTTAAAAATAAAACGAGAAAAAATGAAAAGAGTTTAATATAATACTTCTTAAGCAGAAATAATAGGATTCGAACCTATGATAAACCATCGATGAAACTCTTATCTCACTACGTTTAGCGGTCCCACCAGGATTCGAACCTGGGATACTTCCAACCATGGTTATATTTAAGACCGTTTATTAATTTATTCTCGAGTGGTCCCTATCGGACTCGAACCGATGACTCCCACAATGCAAATGTGGTGCTCTAGCCAATCTGAGCTAAGGGGCCAATTTGGCAGGCCATGAGGGAATCGAACCCCCACTCTGCGGTTTTGGAAACCGTTATGTTGCCAATTACACCAATGACCTAATTATAACAATGACCATACTGTCCTGTTGTATATAAGGATTACCTTAGTACAACCAACTAGAGTGTTAAGTTTAACATTGTTATTGTGATCCCTGATGGAGTCGAACCATCGATCTATTGCATGTAAAACAATCACTCTAAACCAGCTGAGCCAAGGGACCAGTTATTGTTTTCCTGGAAAACAATAAAACCTTTGATATTATTTCAATAGAACGAATCTTAATGATCATATCTAGCGGTTCTAGAGGGATTCGAACCCTCGTTTTTGTATAGTGACAGTCTAAATCCCGTTCGCCAGTCGAGCACATAGAACCAAATTTATTCAGTTACGTTTCAAAAGAAAGAGGCTTTACTGAATATAATGCGGTGCCGACGGGATTCGAACCCGCAATTTCCACCGTGACAAGGTGGCAGCATGCACCAAATATGATGCGACACCAATTAAAATCGAGAAAAATAGAAGAGGTTAACAGGCGGATTCTAACCGCGAAGTTTGATTGGAATTCAAATTGCTTACAAAAGCACGAAGTATCTCTTTCCGTTACTACGATTTTGAGCAGGTACACGGGATCGAACCGAGTCTATTCCAGCTTGGAAGGCTAGCGCACCACCATTTATGCGTTACCTGCGTTTTCATTTTTTGACTTCAATTTAAAGGAAATGAAAAAACCCCTGTTTTAATTTATTTGCGTCTAAAACAATTATTAATATAAAAATCAAACATATATTTTTTCATAAATTGAGATACCTTTGATGAATGTATATTTATAATAAATGATACTTGTTTAACCCAACCAAATTTAGAAAAATCTATATTAGAATTTAACATTAAATATTTTTTTCTAATTTTTGAAATTTTATCTTTAGTTTCTTGAATATGCTTTAATTTTTTACTATTGATTGATATTTTTGCTTTAGTTTTTGATATATTAGGATTTTTAACACATCATGTTTGATGACCTGCTAATTTTAATCCATTATCATATTCTTTATTACACCATTTACAATTTTTCATTTAAAACCCTTTATTTTATATATTCATTATAAGTTTGGTGCATTGTAACCCCGGTGAGAGTCGAACTCACTTAACCGCCTTAAAAGGGCGGAGCATGGCCGTTTTGCTACGAGGTTATTTATGTCAAGATGTCAATGAACTATTTGTTATTAAATAAAAAACGGGAAAACTTTTTAAGATTTCCCGTTGATTTTATATTATTAAAAATTTACTAAATTTTTATATAAGGATCAACAGGACATAGCTTATCTCCTCTGCCAGCATTATCCGCTACCATCCAATTTGCTATATTTTTTCTGTTTTTCATCGTGTTTTTATTTTTATTATATATTATGAATTTTTTTCTAAAAGTTTTAACTAAATGTAAATAATTATTTATTAAGATTGCAAATATACAACTTTATTTTTAATAAAAAAACTTTTTATGATATTTTTAATAATTTATTATTTTATCATGTTCTAATATTAAAGGATTATTTTCAATCCATATATTTTTTATTTTTTTATTTCTATTTGCATTTCCTTTATAAGCTTTAACATCATGTATATTTGGCGCATATTTAATATAACCATTAATATATCTAATTCCAATCACCTCGCCGCCTGATATTAAACTCAAGGGATTTATTCTTGAACTTCTTGGCATTACATTTATATCAATTGCTTTTGTTCCTTTTGTTGTTCCTTCTGTTGTTTCTTTCATGTGTTAAAAATTTATTATTAATTGATAAGAATTTTGATTTATCCAAAATTCTGGAATTTCATTAGTTATATTACTTAAATTCCATCCAGTTCTATCATATTTAGAAAAATCAAAATTCCCTTTTTTAGTTTTTACTATATATGTTTTATATTTATCTGGTTTAAAAAGTACTGAAGTAAAAGTATTATTCATAAAATTAGTCTTCTTTTATCCACGCATCAATAACGTTCATATTCTTTTTTACTTTAGCGATATATTTCCAAGGATTTGTAATATTATCGTATTCAGTTATTCTTCCATCTTTATGTTTTACACAAACTGTTCGATTACTAGTTAATGTATTTTTAGAAAAACCTGTAGAAGAAAAACCACGTTTTAAATTAAAACCTTTAAAAAAATCACTCATTATTTTATAATTTATTTATTATATAATAATAAGGTAAAAAGTTTTGGAAAGTTTATTTTATTTTGAAAGAAAAATTGGATTGAATTTTATTCATTACAAAAGATAGACTTTTAATTGAATAATAATCTAACAAATATAATATATAAGAATTTAGTAAATTTGGGTTTAAATTTGTAAAGGCTATTACTAAATTTTTAAACCCATGTGCATCTGTAACAGTATTTGTATCATTAATTATAGAAAAGCTTCTTAAAGTATAATTAAAAATATCCAATCCGCCAGTTAAATATATTATTATATTTTGTTTTGTTTTTATATCTAATAAATTCACTTCATAAAGTTGTTCGAAAAATTGTATATAACTACGAATAGTTCTTCTTCCAGCGTAATATTCAGTTAACATTAATTCACTAGTGTATGGAATAATAGGACTTATTAAACTAATATAAACTCTGGCTACTAATTTTATAGAAACTAAATAATAAATTGAATAAATATTATTATTTTTTATATCTTTAAATGTGAAAGATAATTTATAAAATGTAGATGTTATTGTTTCAGTAGGAACATTAAGAATACGAAAATTGATTTTATTTATATATGTATATATAGAAGAAATTTCATCATGGGCTTCTTGATAAAATTCTTGTTTAAAATTAGATATTAATTCTTTTTCAGATTTTGGTTTGAAACATGTCATTAAATAATTTCTTTCTCTATTATATATTTTAAATAATCTTCAATTTCTACTTCGGTAAAATTTTCATCTTTTAATTCTACATCAATAAGTTTAATAATTTTACGAAACTGTTGTTTTAAATAAGGTGAAAGGCGGTCATCAGCATTTAAATTAATCCATTCACTACTATAAATTTCGTTTAACTTTTTATTTTCAACTGATGGATAAAATTTTTTAAACATAATATTTTTTAATTTATATATCTAAAAAAATTAATTAATAATATATCTAAATAATTTTTTTTTATACAATAAATTATCAAATTTGTTTTTAACATAAATAAAAGGCCCAAAATTATAATATGTAATTAGCCATTCTAATACATGTTCTATACTCCCTTCCATTATTACAGTAACAGTATATGCAGTTTTTAAAATATCCGTCCAATCAGTTAACATGATTTTATATTGTAGCATAAAATCATGTTCCCAATCTTTTTTATTATAATATTTATAATTATAAATATCAAGTTTAATTTTAACTATTTCATTCGGTTTAAAATCACAAAATTCAACAAAATCTTTATATTTTATTTGTAATTGTTCTTGAATTACTAAATCTGATTTTGGTTTTAATATTGTATACATTAGTATTTAGATAAAAATAAATCAATGTAATTAATAATATTGTCTGTTCTTTCATTGTAATGACGATTTACAATATCAGCATAATGTTTAGGTCTTGGTTTTATAGTTACTGGTTTAAATGAAAATGTTTTAAATTCTATATTAGCTAATTCAAATTGTTTTAGATGAAATTTTTCTAATTCTAAACGTTGATTATTTTCTAATCTTCTTCCATTTTGAACAAAAGGAGCGCTTGAATCTAAATGAATGTATAAATCAATTTCGTTTGCTTTATTAATCCATGGTTCAAATTCAACATCTTCATCACATAAAAATTTAGCGTATGATTTCGTAATATTCATATCAGTATCAACAAATAATACTTTATTGGCTTGGCGAGTATGTTTAATAATATTTTTAGCATGCTCTTTTCCTATTAATCTAATAATATCAATATCTTTTGCATCATTAGTATTAGAGACAATTTCATCTCCAGCTTCAGGTGCCCATGAAGTATTATAATGTTTAGCTAAATGTTTACATAATACTGTTTTACCTGTTGATTCAGTTCCTATTATAGCAATTTTTTTCACAAAAAAGTCTTTAGCAAAGTTATTTAAATAATCCCAATTTGTTATTGGTTTTTTTCTTATTTTAGTAGCACTTATAGGAATGTTTGTTCGATCAAAATTAAATGAATAATGTGTTGCACCCATTGATTCTGCAAATACATATCCATAATTTTCTGATGTAAATACTCTATCAAAATTCCCGTATTTATTTTTAATATAAAAACCCCACCAAATAGATAGGGCGTCACCTGTTAAGTTGGGTTCATTTATTGTATCAGATACAATAGTTACCTTAGGATCATCAAGATATGTGCTTAAAACCCATTTAAGGCGATATTTGTAAGGGATTGTTTCATCTGGTAATGTTGTAATAAAAATAGTTAATTCATCACAATTGGTCTTTGCATAATCAATCAATGCTTCGTGACCTTTATGAAAGGGTCTAAATGAGCCTGTTATAAATCCTTTTATCATAATTTATCTTTTTAATTTAATTGAAATATCAACATTATGTTCATTTAAAAATTTGCGTAAAGTTTTTTTACCTGTATGTTCTCTTCTTGTTCCAAATGTTCCATTTTTACAATTTACACTTTTATCTAAAAATTCATCTAAATTTTTTAAACCACCAAATTTAGGATCAGTTTGCAAATTACATTTTTCAATTAAATCATCTATTGATTCAACCCAACCCCAACAAGCGTTAGATTCATACCAAAATCTAGGAAATGTTTGATTACTCATTTTCTTTTATTATATTAAATATTTTATTAACATTAACTAAATAATCATCAACTTTACATAAATAAAGATCACACGGACTAGTTGATTTTGCAGTCGATTCTATTCGTCCATATTTATTAGCGTATTTAACAAATACAAATTTACTATTAAAGTTTATAACTATTCCATAATTACAATCTTTATGATTAATATTTTTGTTAGCATGAATTGGAACATAAATTACAACATCTCCTATTTGTATAGGACTAGCTTCATCAGCTTCAGACTTATCATGTAAAAATTTATCAAATAAACCTAATAATTTTAAACTATTAGGTTTATTATCTAATATATTATCAATATCTTTTTGAAGAACATTAGATTCTATGTCTGTTAAAAAATAGGTCATATTTTATATTTCATTGAAATTAAAAAATTAAAACCAGCTTGTTGAAAATATCCAGGATTTCCATCAAACCCAATTACACCATTTGCGTAATATAATTTATCAAATATATTATTAATTTTAATACCCATGACAAAACTATCAAAATTTATGTTAGAATATAAATTTAAAATACAATAGCCAGGTAATTTATTTTTATTTTTAAAATCTATAAATGATTCGCCATTACATCTTAGAGACAACCCAATGCTATTATTTTTCCAATGATAGATTATATCTGAAACTGAAACAAATGAAGGGGAAAGTACTTGTGTTATAGTGGTGTTATCTTGAGTTATTTTGTTTCGAGAAAGATTCATCACATTTTTAAATTCTATATCATTGTACTTATATTGTATATCTAATTCAAGACCTGTTCTATAACTTTTTGCAACATTTGAATGAATAACATTTGAATTAGGCCCGTATTGTCCATTTAAAACTATTTCATTAGTAAAATCCATGAAATAATAATTAAAATTTACAAATAAATTTGGATGATATATTTTAAATCCTACTTCATAATCAATTACTTCTTCAGGAATTATATTATTATAATCGATTTCTATATATTCATCATTACCTCCAAATAAATCTGTTCGAGTAGGTTCACGATGTGTTTTTCCTATTCCAACATATGTATGTAAATGATTAGATAAATTATGAGTTGCGCCAATAGACCAATTTAAAAAATCCCAATTATGATTCAATTTTTTAAATGGATCGTTATAATTAAACGATGTTATTCTATATTGAACATCTCCATATATTTTTACTCCATTATAATTATAAGTTGTTTTAAAATAAGGGGATAATTCGTTTCTAATTCCTTTATTTTTATTATACGATTCATAGTCAAATGGAAATCCTAATAAATTATTATGATCTCGATAATATGTGTATAAACTGACTCCTAAATTAGTATTCCATTTATCATTTTTAAAATTATAATTAAAATTACTGCCAAACCAATTTGATTCTAATGCTAATTTATAAATTGTTTGTTTAAAATTTCCATCAAAATGACCAAAATCCATATTATACCAACCATTTAAATATGTATGATAAAAAACTAAATTTATATTATTTTTATTATAATGTATTTGATTATGTATATAAAGAAAGTCATCTTCTTCCCAAGATTTATTAGCATTAATTCTTCTATTATTTTTTATTGATTCTTTAGAAGAACCAACCCATGACATTTCATTAAGTTGTTTTCCTATAAATCCATATAATTTAATATTTGGTGCTAAATTAAAACCATAAAATATTGAATTAGATTTATTACTAGAATTATATTTATATCCATCTGATTGTAAAAATGATGCTCTAATCCACCCTTTCTTTAAATTTACGTTATATGATATATTTACTGTATTATAAGAACCATACGAAACTAAAAATTCAGATTTAGTTTTATCTGGTTCATTTGTATCAAAATTTATACTTCCACCATATGACGAAACTCCTGATTTTGATACACCAGCACCTCTAATTATTTGAACATCTGATATAGTTTGTAAAAAATTACCATAATTATTAAAATAAATTCCTTGATCTTCTGGTTCATTCATAGGAACCCCATTTAATGTTACATTTATTCTAGTTTGATCGATACCTCTTATTCTATAATAAGAATATCCTGTAAACAATCCATTATCAGTATTATAAGTTACAGATGGAGTATATTGTAATAAACCTGCAGGTTCAACCTCCCTTCCAATTAAATCTAAAGTTTTTGATTCAATATTTTTAAAAGAAAATGGTATAAACTTTGTTGCTTTATATGATGCTGTAACAGTAGCTTCATTTAAAATAACAGTATCTTTTGTAATGTTTTCTTTCTCATAAAAAGTTTGAGAAAATACTGATATAGCGCTAAATGCTATAATAATTAATAATAAGAATTTTAATTTTTTCATGATTTTAAGTTTAATTACTTTTTTCATTTAATTGTTTAACTATTTCATTTATTTGATCAAGAGTATATTCATCATTTGTGTATGGTTTTACAAATATTTTTTTCTTTCTATCCCATAATAAAGATTTAAATTTAGCATAAGATTTTATTTCTTTAGGTATTTCATTTTCATATTGAATTTCTCTATCAATACATTTTACACCATCCCAACTGCAATAACCTAAATCAGTAACTAAAGCTATTTTACAATACTCGCATCTACCATGATATCCATTTCCTGCAGATTCTTTATCTACTAAATTACCATGTTCATTTATAACCATATTATAATAATTTTAAATTTCCTGTTATTTTATCAATATCACTTGATAATGCTGGACCAATAGCTATACAAGTTTTTGTTACAACTCCATTAAATTCAGTTAAGCCTTTATCTTCAATTAGAATTCTGGGCAAATCTTTAGCCTTTTCATAGATTTCCATTAATTCTTCTTCGCTATTAACACTTAATGAAATTTTAGTAAAAGAACCATTCATCCATTTTTCTATAGGTGTATCTTTATTTATATGTAAAGATAAAACAGTATCGTAAAAAAATTGTTTTTTCTTCATCATATTTAAAATAACACCTAAAGATGCATGTGATCCTTGAGCAATCATTTTGCCTTTTCTCATATTAAGATCCTTACGCATTATTATTACTTGTTTTACATTACCCATGATTTTAATTTATAACTATTTCGTGTTTCTATACGATGATTATATTTTAGTTTTTCTAATTTGTTATTTATATAAGTTCTGTTTTGATTTATTACTTTTAATTCCATCTTATTTAGTTTTCTATTTAAATAAGATGCAGATGAAACATATACATTATCAAAATTAGTCTTTGTTAAATCTGCACCACTGAATGATATAGATCGAATCTCATCATATCTTATAGGAAACAATTTACCATATTGATTAATTTCCCAAAATTCTATTATGTTTTTAATTAGTTCCATACTAAATACTATAAATATTTTCTACTATTACATTATAAATAAAAGCTTTATCTTTATTTAAAGCTTTTAATTCTGGTTTATTCATTTTTCTATTATTATAACTAGCTGATTTAATATATGCATCAAAAAAATTGGGATAATCAAGTGCATTAATATTTGAAACAACAACATCATCAATTTTAGTATAATTTAATTTAATTATATTAATAAGTTGTTTATTTTCCCAATTGTTTATAAAATCCATTTATTTATTGTTATAATAAAAAGTGTTTTTCGATATTTTTTGTAAATTTAATAAAAAACCATCATTACACTCATTTTTAAATTCGATGTAAGAAAAATATAAATGCTTTTGACAAACAAATCCATTTATTTCTTTAGTACCATCTTTAGATCGATAAACTATAAACCAATAAGAATCGCCAGATAAATTATTATTATTTTCAGAAGAATTTATTGTAGAATTAAAAATTTTCTTAGGTTTTTTGATATTTTTTTCAGGTAAAGATAGAACATAAATCATTATAATAATAATTAATGCAAAAATTAATGCAACAAAATGTTGATTTTTAAATGATGACATAATTTTATATTTTTAATACATATTTAGCAATTTCAATTTCCTTTTTATCACCTGTATGTTTACCAATTGAATCTGATAATTTGATTGTATGCAACCAATCTTCTCCTTCAGGTTTAGCAGCAATGATTTTGATAACCATATTTAAGGGAGTTACACCAACATCATTACTAAAATTAGTCCCAATTCCAAATGAACACATTATACTTCCTCTGCAATAATCTTTTATTCCAGCCGCTTTTTGTGGATTTAACCCATCTGAAAAAATAATAACCTTTGTTCTTGGATCAATACCTAATTTTTTATAGTGGGCGATTGCTTTATCTGCAAATTCTATTGGATCTCCACTATCATGTCTTATTCCATCATATAATTTTGCAAACTTTTTATCAAATGATTTAAAAAAAACTTCAGTTGTAAATGTGTCAGATAAGGCTATACCTAAATCCCCCCTGAATACATCTACCCAATTTTCCATTGCTAGATGATTAGCCATTTTATATCCATACTTAGCAGCATGGAACATAAACCATTCATGTGCGTGAGTTCCAATAGGTATAATATTATTTAAATAAGCTAAGTGTACATTAGAAGTACCTACAAAGTTGTTAAAACCTATTCTTGAACTTGCCTGTTTTATAAACTCTGCTTGAATTTCATATGAAAATCTTCGACGAGTAGCAAATCCTGCAAAATGAATTCCATTTAATTTAAATAACGAGAATTTTTTATCATTATTTTCTTCACGTTTAGTTTCATTCCATGGATTTTGATCAGTCATTTTAAAAAACAATTCAGATATAAGAGCCATTAACGGGACTTCCCATAAAATAGTTCTATACCAAAACCCACTTATTGAAATTTCTAATTTCCCACCTGTTTGTATAATTCCAATTTCTGAAGAATCAAATCTATATCCTTCAAGAAAATCAATATAAGTAGGTGTAAAAAAAATACATTTTTCTTTAATCCATCTTTTTTGTTTTTTAGATAACCCAAGAATTTCCATTAATTTTATTTGCTTTCTTAATTCAACATCAAATCCTTCTGGAAATTCAGTTTCTCCTCGATTGATAAAAGCATATCTAACTTTTGCAAGTGGAAATTTTTGTATAACTGCCATTTGCATTGTAAACTTGTATAAATCATTATCTAATATGCTATTAATTATCTGTTCCATCTTTTTTATTTTTAAATATATGTTCTTGAAACTCATCTAACCAATCACCTATATTATTTATTATTTTTGAAAAATATGAATAATTATCTAAAACTATAAGTAATGTTATTATTGCAATTATAATGTTTATACCTGGAATAATTAATAAAACAAAAAGA